ACAAAATACTTCGGATCCAGCATTGAAAAGCGCTAAAGACGGCAGTAACCCTGCTGGAAAAGGCGATCAAAAACCTACTTCTATGAAAGAAGAAGAAGTTGAAGCAGACGCAGACCAAGAAGTTGTTGCTGAAACTACTGATTCTGAATTAGAAATAGACCTTTCTGCTGATGTTAAAGCATTAGTTTCAAGCGACGCTGATTTATCTGAGGAATTCAAAGATAAAGCTGCTATGATTTTTGAAACTGCTGTTAAGACTAGAATCCAAGAACAAACTAAAATCCTTGAGGCAAGATATGAAGAAAAACTTTCAGTAGAAACTGAAACAGTAAAAGAAGCTATGGTCGAAAAAGTTGACTCATACCTAAACTATGTTGTTGAAGAATGGATGAAAGAAAATGAATTAGCAGTTGAAAGAGGAATTAGAACTGAAATTGCTGAGGACTTTATTACTGGTCTTAAAGACTTATTCAAAGAACATTATATTGATGTTCCAGAAGAAAAATACAATGTACTAGACGACCTAACTAATCAGAATAAATCACTTGAAGAAAAGTTAAATGAACAAATTTCAAAAAATGTTGATCTAACTAAAGAAGTTTCTGAATCTGCAAAGTCTAAAGCAATTGCTGATATAGCAAAAGATTTAGCTGACACAGAAAAAGAAAAATTCGAGAAGATGGCTGAGAATGTTGAGTACGATAGTGCTGACAAGTTTAAGGAAAAGTTAGAAACTATTAAAGAGTCTTACTTCCCTAAAACAAAGATTGTTGAAACTGCTTCGAAAGATGACGTTGATACAGTTGCGGCTAACGCTCCAATTGAGAGCAATACCGATGCTATGGCTGCATATACAGCCGCTATTACTAAAAACCTTAAATCTGTAAAGATTTAATTAATTAATAAAACTTAGGAGAGATAAAAATGTATCTTACTGAAAACTTACAAGACAAATGGCAGCCAGTATTGGAGCATCCTGATTTACCAAAAATCGGTGACGCATACAAAAGAGCTGTGACAACTGTTATCTTGGAAAACCAAGAAAAAGCAGTTAGAGAAGACAGATCATTTATGTCAGAAGCTGCACCAACTAACGCAACTGGTTCATCTGTTGACAATTGGGATCCTGTTTTAATATCACTTGTTAGAAGAGCAATGCCTAACCTTATTGCTTACGACATCTGTGGTGTTCAACCTATGACTGGACCTACTGGTCTTATCTTCGCTATGAAGTCAAGATTTGGTTCACAAGCAGGTGCTGAAGCACTATTCAACGAAGCTGATTCTGATTTTTCATCAAGAGATGCTGCGTCTGATACAGGTTCAACTTCTGTACAAGCTGGTACTAACCCTGCAACTTTAAACGATAGTCCATCTGCTGGTACTTACACTACTGGTGATGGTATGTCTACTGCTAATGCAGAAACGCTTGGCGATGGTACAGACGAGTTTGCTGAAATGGCTTTCTCAATCGATAAAGTTACGGTTACTGCAAAATCAAGAGCTCTTAAAGCTGAATACACTATGGAACTTGCTCAAGACTTAAAAGCAATCCACGGTTTAGACGCTGAAACAGAACTTGCTAACATCCTATCTTCTGAAATCCTTGCGGAAATCAACAGAGAAGTTGTTAGAACAATCTACACTACTGCAAAAGCTGGTGCTCAAGTTAATGTTACTACTGCAGGAACATTTGACTTAGACACAGACTCTAATGGTAGATGGTCAGTTGAGAAATTCAAAGGACTATTATTCCAATTAGAGAGAGATGCTAATGCAATTGGTCAACTAACAAGAAGAGGAAAAGGTAATATGATTATCTGTTCAGCTGATGTTGCTTCGGCACTTCAAATGAGTGGTGTATTAGATTACGCTCCTGCTCTTACTACTAACCTAAATGTTGATGACACAGGAAATACTTTCGCTGGTGTATTAAATGGTAAATTTAAAGTTTACATTGATCCATATAGTGCAAACATTTCTGCTTCTCAATTCTACGTTGTAGGTTACAAAGGTACTTCACCATACGACTCTGGGATTTTCTATTGTCCTTACGTGCCATTACAAATGGTAAGAGCAGTTGGTCAAGATAGTTTCCAACCAAAAATCGGTTTCAAAACTAGATATGGTATGGTTGCTAATCCTTTCGCAACTACTAATGGTACTGGTGCAATTGACTTAACGTCACCTGCTGCTGGAGATCAAAACGTTTATTACAGACGTGTTAAAGTTTCTAACATTATGTAATATTGGTTG